GGTGAAGGTATCACTGTTGCTAAGAACGTTAGACTTGCCCGTAACTACGAAGTACAAGTCACAAACGAGATGGCATAATAAAAACCTTAGGATAGATATCGTTGTAGTTACGAAAAAACTATCCGTAATATACAGTGGCAACACTGTGGAAGAGTTGGGAGTGGCGTCAAGCCACTCCCTTCTTTTTTGTACTACTTTTTTTAATATGGTACTGTTACTATAAGAACATGCCTGCAGACGGGAGAATAAAGTGGCTTTAAATTTAATACAAAACGCCGCTGTTGGTCTTGGTACTGTTTCTATTAAATTTGGAAGAACTATAAAGATATCTTCTATTAAAAAAGAAAATATTATTGTTCAGACAACTTCTGCAACACCAACTGTTTTAAATTCACCGTTTAAGACAATTGATACATTGGCAGATTTTAATTCAATTTCTAGAACATTAAAGCTTCGTTGGAATGTACAATTAAATCCTGGTACTGAGTACAGTATTAGATTGGTTAATTTCTTTGACGCAGCGAATGAACCAATACCAGAAGAACAGATAGTATTTACCACACTTGCTGGTGGCGCTACTCCAAACTCAAGTACAACAAATGCGTTCAATAGCGTCAATGAACCAGCGTTAATAGAAACACTAATTGAAGATAAGTCAATTAGAGTTGATGCGTTTAGCTCATATCAAATAATAGCAAAGAATCCTAATTTTTATATAAAGTCTACTGATCCAGTTAATGGAGATTTCTATTTAGATAATGATCATTCTAATGGAAGAATAAAAATAGTTTTTAACGAGAGACCAGCGTCAAACTTCCTAAATAATAGTTATTTTAAGGTACAAAAAAAGAAAGTTCAAAGACAACCATCAAGATGGGAAAATGTACCTACACAGGTAGCTATGCATTCATGGAAGCCTGAAGTATATTTAGATTTCCCCTCACAAGATGCAACACCATCTTTCTTTACAGCTGGTAAGGAATATTTTGAAACTGGATATAAATATAGGATTATAGTATCTAAAGAAATTGGCGTTTAAATGTCTAATTTTATTTACGGAAAAGCTAAACAAGCTCTATTAAATGGGCAAATTAACTTTTCAGCAAACAACTATAAACTCCTTTTTGTTAAAAGCTCTTTATACACACCTTCTCAAAATTCTGATGAATTTGTTTCTAACGTTAACGCTAGCTCAATAACATCAAGGAGTGATAATATTTCTGGTATAACAAACATTTTAGGGGTGCTTGACGCTAATGATGTTACCGTAGATTCATATTCTGGTGGCCCTTTTGAAGCAGTGGTTTTGTATCAAGTAGGATCAACTGATTCAACTTCCAGATTGGTTTTTTACATAGATACTGGAATTGGTTTGCCTTATACACTCACTAATCAAAATGTACCAATTACTATAAATTGGAGCAATGCTTTAACTAAAATAATGTCCCTGTAGGAGATATAAGTGCCGATACAATATCCAGAATCTTTAGACAATTTCACAAATCCAACTTCTACCGATATGTTGAACTCGACCACTGTTCCGCACCATACTCAACATTCGAACCTAAACGATGCCGTAGAAGCAATAGAAGCAGAATTAGGCGTTAATCCTAGTAGCACTTTTTCTACAGTAGCTGCAAGAATATTCGAAGCAGAACGACAAATCGCTGAACAATCTGTACTAAATGGCCTTACAGATGTTACTATAAGCTCAGTTGCTAGTGGTCAGGTTTTGCGCTATAACGGCTCGCAGTGGATTAATTATGCAGAAAGCAATCTAGTCGATGGAGGAAATTTTTAAATGGCTAATATACTAAGAATTAAAAGAAGGTCTTCATCTGGCGCAGCTGGGGTTGATGGTCTAACCTTACAAAACGCAGAATTAGCGTTTAATGAAGCGGATAACACCCTTTACTACGGAACAGGTACTACTGGAGCCGGAGGAACCGCCACCAGTATTATAGCGATTGCAGGCTATGGAGCTTATACTACACTCGGAACAAACCAGACTATAACTGGAAATAAAACTTTTTCTGGAGCGGTAATAGTCCCGACTCCAAGCGCAAATACACACGCAACTACTAAAACATATGTAGATAATTTAATTAGTAACTCAATTATTAATGCATCATTCACAGTTGCTGCAGATACTGGGTCTAGTCAAACAATCAACACAAGCAACACTCTTACCATATCTGGTGGAGTAGGTTTAACAAGCGTTGCTTCTATTGAAGATACGGTAACTCTTAATTTAGATAACACCGCAGTTACAGCAGGATCATATGGATCAACAAAAAAAATACCTACATTTACAGTAGATGCACAAGGTCGTTTAACCGCTGCGTCTGAAGCAAACGTTGCAACCGTTCTTTCTATAGCAGGTGGAACTGGAACTGATACAGTAGATCTTTTAAGTGATACTTTGACATTTACTGGCGGTACTGGTGTAGCTACATCCGTGTCAAACAACGCAGTAACAATATCAATAGGCCAAACCGTAGCTACAAACAGTGGCGTAACTTTTGCTAGTGTTACTACAACCGGGAATGCATCAGTTGGTGGAAACCTTACAGTATCTGGAAACCTAACAGTAGATGGGTCATTAACATCAATAAATTCAACAACTCTTACTGTAGACGATAAAAATATTGAACTGGCAAGCACCGCTTCGCCAAGTGACGTTACTGCAGATGGTGCAGGAATCACAGTAAAAGGAACTACAGACAAGACTTTTAACTGGGTAGACGCAACAGATGCTTGGACTTCTTCTGAAAATTTAAATATAGCTACAGGAAAAGTATTTCAAGTTAATGGAGTAAGTGTTCTTTCGGCAACAGGCTTAGGAAGCTCTGTGGTATCTTCCTCGCTTACAAGCGTTGGAACAATTGTCACAGGAGTATGGAATGGTTCTACAATAGCAATAGCTAACGGTGGAACTGGTTCAACAACTGCTTCAGACGCACGCACTGCTCTTGGTCTAGCTATTGGGACAGACGTACAAGCTTATGATGTAGAGCTAGCAGCATTATCCGGTTTAACATCAGCTGCAGATAAGCTTCCTTATTTTACTGGTTCTGGCACAGCTTCATTGGCCACGCTTACTACATTTGGAAGAAGCTTAATAGACGATGCCGATGCAGCAACAAGCCGTACAACATTAGGACTTGGCACAATAGCAGTACAAAATGCAAACAATGTCACTATAACTGGAGGCGCTGTTTCTAATATCACTATTGATAATGTCACTATCGACGGTGGAACATTCTAAATAAATCTTGAAAGAGGACTAAATGACTACACCTTCAATAACGCAAGGCCAATTTGCTATTGATCCAAGTACTGGAGTTTTATATTATAAAAACGCAGTAGGCACATTAGTACAATCATCACTCTCTTGGCAGCACGTAAGCAATACCGCTATATCGACAGATGATAGCATTACAGTTTCTGGAAGCATGGTTATTGCCGGCAACTTGACAGTTAATGGGACAACAGTCACGCTTAATACAGAAACTACAGTTATAGAAGATAATATAATTCTATTAAATTCTGGAGTTACAACAAGTCCTACATTGAATGCTGGTATTGAAGTCGAACGTGGAACTTCGGATAATGTTTCTATTATCTGGGATGAAAGTACCGATAGATGGACATTTACAAACGATGGGACTACTTACCACAACTTCTTATTAACAACTGCAAACATTACAGGCACCTCTGCTGCGTGGGCTACCGCAAGGACTATAACATTAGCTGGAGATTTATCAGGTAGCGTTTCATTAGATGGAACTTCTAACGTAACGCTTTCTGCAACATTGCAAGCAGCAGCAGTCGCCAATAAAGCTAACGTAGCTTCTCCAACTTTTACCGGAACAGTCACGATCCCTGCTGGAGCAGTTATCTCTGGCTATGCAACACTGGCAAACCCAACTTTTACTGGAACAGTTGCAGGCGTAACAAAATCTATGGTTGGTTTAGGTGACGTCGACAATACAACAGACGCAGCCAAGCCAGTTTCTACCGCTCAACAAACAGCCCTTAATCTTAAGGCTAATATAGCCAATCCAACCTTCACTGGTACAGTCGCTGGTATCACAAAATCCATGGTTGGCCTAGGCGACGTTGATAACACAGCAGATGCAGGAAAACCAGTTTCTACAGCACAACAAACTGCTCTTGATCTTAAATCTAATATAGCCTCTCCAACATTCACTGGTACTGTCACTATCCCAGCTGGGGCATCTATTTCCGGATTTGCTACATTAGCAAGCCCAGCATTAACAGGCGTACCAACCGCACCTACAGCAGCTGCAAATACTAATACTACACAAATAGCAACTACAGCTTTTGTTCAGTCTGAATTAACTGAGCTTTTAGGCGGAGCAACCGCTGCCTTTGATACACTCAAAGAATTAGAAGATGCACTTACTAGCGGTGGGTCAACTATAACTAACCTAATATCTGAAGTTACATTGAAAGCTCCAAAAAGCAGTCCTACATTTACTGGTACCGTAACGATTCCAACATTGTTAGTTGATGGAATAGAAGTTGATACAACAGGAGCAACTGTTGGTCAAGTTCTGAAATATGATGGCACTAAGTTTGTTCCATCACAAGATAACGTTGCTAGCGCTGGTGCATTAACTCTATCAGATCTTTCAAACGTATTAATTACAAGCGTTCAAGATGGTTCTGTTCTTTCTTATAGCAGTGCTAGTTCAAAATGGGTAAACGCTCCATTGAGTCTAGGATTAGATGGACTATCTGATGTTTCTGTTACTTCAGTTGCTAATAAAGAAGTTATTATTTATGATGCTGGTAGCAGTGTATTTAGAAATGCAAGAATAGGCATATCAGATATAGTAAGTTTTAATATAACAAGCCTTGCTAACAATGATCACCTGAGATGGGATTCAGCCACAGATAAATGGGTTAATGTTCCAGTAGACGGCATGATGACATTTAACCAACTCAGCGATGTAACTACAACAAGCGTAGCAAGTGATCAATTCGTAAAATGGAATGGCACTGCTTGGGTTAACTCTACAGTTTCACCAGTTATAACTCTTGCAGGAGATTTAACCGGCTCAGTAACATTAACCGATCTTGCTAGTGGAACTCTTACAGCAACAATAGCTGCGAACTCAGTTAGCTTGGGAACTGACACAACTGGTGATTACGTAGCAACGATCACTGGCGGTACTGGGGTTACATCAACAGCTTCTACTACCGGAGAAGGTACAACTCACACTTTGTCTATTGGGCAAGAAGTTGGAACAAACGCAAATGTTAGCTTTAATAATGTTAGTG